GCCATTTCAACTTTGCCTTTGCATCAATATAAAACTGACGGTGATATTAAAGCGCGTCAGCCGCGTGATGACTTATGGTACAAACTTAACGAGCAGCCGAGTGATCAATATACAGCTGCAAGCCATTGGGAGGGCGTAAGTACCGCTCAGCTATTACGTGGCGATGCCTTCACTTGGATACGCAGAACCATCACTGGTGGCGTTAAAGAGTTGTTGCCAATGCCTTGGTCTAGCGTGATTCCGAAAAGACAGCCGGACGGCACTGTACGTTACTACATCAATCTGCCTGATTACGGTATAACCACTTGGCTAGATGCATCTGATGTGTTGCACTTCCCGGGCTTTGGCTTTGATGGCATCAAATCTATGAGCGTGATTCGTCAGGCAGCGCGCGCTGCAGTGGGAAATGCGCTGGCTATGGATGAGTATTCTGGTAAGTTTTTTGCTAATGGCGCTCACCCATCTATTGTGTTGCAGGCTGCCAATAAAATGAGCCCTGAACAAGCTAAAGACTTGCGCGATGCTTTCGTACAAAAGTATTCAGGCATTGAAAATGCACACCGCTTGCCATTAGTCTTAACTGAAGGCGTTACCGCAAAAGAGATCAGCCTGAGTGCTGAAGATGCGCAATTGTTAGAAGCGCGTAAATTTCAAGTGGTAGATATTGCACGTGCTTTTGGCGTGCCGCCACACATGATTGGCGAAACGAGTGCTAGTACCAGCTGGGGTAGTGGCATTGAAGCAATGAGTCGTGCTTTTGTCACGTATACATTACAGCCGCACCTAGTACGTATTGAGCAAGAGATAAACCGCAAGTTATTCCCACGTAACGCAAATAAAATTATCCAGTTTGACCGTGATGCTCTAATCGAAGGTGACAGCGCAGCTCAGGCTGCTTATAACAGAGCTGCCTTAGGTGGCCCCGGCGCTGGCATGGGCTGGATGTCAGTCGATGAAGTAAGAAAGTCAAAAGGCCTTGCACCACAGGGCGGTGCTGCAGCTGAGATATTTGACCCACGCACGATTCAAACTCAACCAAAAGGGCAAGCCAATGAATAAGATTATGCAACTCTATCGAGATAACGCAGCGCGCAAAAAAACGCCCGTTAACCTAGTTAAAAATGCTAATGAAGCGAGCCTATATATCTATGATGTGATTGACGCTTATTGGGGCGTTTCAGCACTAAGCGTGGCTGATGCGATTGCACAAGCAGGCGATGCAGCGACACTTAATGTTTACATTAACAGCCCAGGAGGTAGCGTGTTTGAAGGCCGTGCAATTATGGCCGAGATTCAGCGCTTTAAAGGTAACACGATAGCGCATATCGATAGTTTGTGTGCCAGTGCGGCAACGAGTATTGCACTGGCTTGCGACAGCGTACAAATGTCAGACGGTGCATTCTTTATGATTCACAATGCTAGCGGATTGGCGTGGGGTGATAAAACAGCATTGCGAGATACAGCCAATCTTCTGGAGAAGATTGAAGGCTCTATTGTGGCTGATTACACAAAAAAAACAGGTAAAGACGATGCTGAAATCATTGCAATGATGGATGCTGAGACATGGTTTACTGCTCAAGAAGCGCTTGATAATGGCTTTATTGACAGCATTAAGGCAGAAAAAGCCTCACAAAACAGCGCTAAAAACACATGGAATTTATCCGCATTTAATAAAACACCACAGGCTTTACTGCATAAAGAGCCTGAAAAAATACCAGATGGTGATGGAATCACAAACAAAACTACAGAACCCGCTCCGACGGGTTTATTTATGTCCGCTGCTAACGCTAATAAGTTACGGCTAGTCACTGCTTTATAGCGCTCTCGCGCATAAAACCGTCGAGAGTCGGTCACTCTCATTTCAAGCCGCCTATTTGGTGGCTTTTTTCATTTTAAGGAAACTGTATGAAAAACATTCAAGCCATGCGCGAGAAAATTGCAAACCTCGCAGCCTTAGCTAACAAGCTGTTAGCTGATAAAGGTGACCAGACCTGGACAAAAGAAGAGCAGGTCACTTTTGACAACTACACCACTGAAATTGAGTCATTAAAAAATCAGGTAAGAGCTACTGAAAAAATGCGTGATCTAGAAGCTGATAACTTCTTTAACGCTGATGGTGTGCCTGCTGGTAAAAAAGACGGTGCGATGACCATTGACGCATTAACAGCAGTTGCGCTGTATATGCGCTTCGGTAATAACGTATCGCCAGAGCAGGCGATTGAAATTCGCAATGCGATGTCTACCACAACACCAGCTGAAGGTGGCTATACAGTACCAGCTGAAGTTGCAACGATGGTTATTGCCAAGCTAAAAGCTTTCGGTGGTATGCGTGAAGTTGCTGAAATCATCCCTACTGACTCAGGCAATCCTTTGTCATTTCCAACCAATGACGGCACTGGTGAAGTCGGTGAGATTGTTGGTGAAAATGCTGCTGCAGCAACTGGCGAAACTACATTTGGTACAGTTAGTTTAAACGTATTTAAATACAGCTCTAAAAAAATCGCGCTGCCAATTGAGTTGATTCAAGACTCGGCTATTGATGTAGTGGCCTTTGTTGTTGATCGTTTGGCAGAACGTATTGCACGTATTCAAAATACACACTTCACCGTTGGTGCTGGTACGACTTTGCCTGATGGTATTATTCCACGCTCTGGTGTTGGTAAAACAGGGTTAACAGGCCAAACACTTTCTGTGTTGTATGATGATCTGGTCGATTTAAAACACTCAGTAAATCGTGCATATCGTGGCAAAGCTAAGTTCATGATGAATGATTTGAGCGTCTCTGTTGTTTCTAAAATTAAAGATACTACAGGCCGCCCAGTCTGGGTGCCTGCTGTTACTGAAGGTGCGCCAGATATGCTATTGGGTCACTCAGTTGTAACCAACGATGACATGGCTGTGATGGCTGCAAATGCAAAATCAATCGCATTTGGTGACTTAAGCCAGTACAAAATCCGTGATGTAAAAAATAGCACAAGCATTCGCCGTTTTGATGACTCTGCATTTGCATTGAATGGCCAAGTTGGCTTCTGCGGATGGCAACGCTCAGGTGGCAACTTGATTGATACTGCTGCTGTTAAGCTCTACGTTAACTCAGCAACATAATCAAAAGGGGCTTCGCCCCTTTTTAATAATCATTCATTAGGAGCCTGATATGGCAAAGAACCAAGCTAAAGCTGATGATTTGTTATCAGCTGACCAAGCCGCAGCTGACCAAGCCGCAGCCGACCAAGCCGCAGCTGGTGAGTTAGTAGAGGCTGTCTTGTTGCGCGATAGTAATTTAGGCGAAGTTGGCGATGTAGTTAAAATCGCATTAACGGAAGTAGATGCTTATACAGCGCATGGGATGGTTGATACGAACCATGCAGCAATAGATTACGCAAAGTCGCAAAAGCAATAGTCGTTAGTATCAATATCAAAGGCATTCTCAGGAGTGCCTTTTTTTATTGGTATTTGAAGTATTTTTAGGTTAGGCAAATTAAATATGGCATACAAGATTATTCAAGAGCCAGAAACTGAGCCAGTTTCATTGGATGAAGCAAAGATTCAATGCAAAGTAGATCATGATGCTGATAATGTTTTGTTGGCAATATTTATTAAATCTGCCCGTGAAAAGGCTGAGCATCTAACTGGCCGCGCATTTATTACCCAAACTTTGGAATTTACTCTTAATAGCTTCCCGGCAAGTGAGATTATCTTGCCAGTATCTGCCGTGCAGGAAGTGTTGAGTATTGAATATATATCTACAACAGGTGATGAAGTGACATTGCCTACACAGCTTTATAGTCTTAACGATTATGGGATAAAGCACTCAGTTAAATTAGCGTTTGGTGCACAATGGCCTGAAACTCAACTGGAATCAAATGTTGTAAAAATCAAATTCGTTGCTGGCTACGGTGATGCTGATGTCGTACCAGGTGCAATTAAATCTTGGATGCTACTCACGATAGAGTCTTTGTACAGAAATCGTGGTGCAGTGACCTCTGAGCAAAATTACGAAATACCAAATAGATTTTATGATTCATTGTTAGATTCGTTTCGGATCTGGAGTATCTAGCATGGATGCTGGCAAATTAAATCGCCGTGTTACGTTGCGTAAGCAGTCTGATATACCAGCAATGGGCGCAGCCATCACCCAAACGTTTGATGCTGGCAAAGAGGTATGGGCCAACGTAGAGCCAGTAGGTAATGCAATTTTTCATGGGACCAAGCAAGTTGGTGAAAATGTAACTCACCGCATTATTGTGCGTTACCAGCCTGGCGTTGTGAATGATATGACAATCACCGGTGATCATGTGATAGACCAGGTAATTAATAGTGAAACTATCCGCTATCGTGTTCGTCGAGCAAGTGATTTGCATGATGACCGTACTTTTGTGCTTATTGAAGCGGAGTG